GCTTTGATCAAGTCAGCGGGTTGGAATTTTACATTCCTTTACCTTAAAACTTGTCTTCAGCTTACGATTCAGAGCATCAATGGTACTCCTCTTTCTGGGATGTCTTCCCCGAGAGTTAAAAGAGACCATTTTGGTTTGCCTACTATTATCCCTCACCCGATACGACTTATCATACGTGATAAATCGCATGGTGACTGGGTTAAAGTAGTAAGACTAACACTAACGGTTCTCAGTATCTTCAGAACCTTTTCTACCAAAGTGAAACCCTCACTTGAGACTATTACAGCCCCATTTGACGGGTTAGCTCGAACATTGAACATGTCGAGTTTGCACACGGTAATTAAGCGTATGAAGATTAGTATCTGTCCAGGCGAATTCGAAGGATTTATATCCGAGAAAGCTGGGCCGAACGGATCAAAAGCAACATGGACATCGCATTTAGATGCTTTGGCCTTTGTTGCACATCCTCAACAGTTATATGCTTTTCATGCATTAGCCTTTCGATATAATTCGATAGCTTACGCATTATGGCTTGATTTGTTGATTGTGATCATGTTACCTTTCATGCCAATTTATTGGCTATGGAAGTTTCCCCTTAAGATGGGAAAACTATCGGTAGTATATGACCAGGCTGGTAAAGCCCGGATTGTTGCTATATCGAATTGGTGGACGCAGCTTGCGTTAAAACCATTACATGATTCTATATTCTCTTATCTGTATCGTGTTCCACAAGATGGAACTTTCGATCAAGATGGAGCTTTAGAACATCTATTGGCTAAGCGTGATGCTTCTCACAAATTCTATAGTTTTGATCTATCTGCCGCTACTGACCGGTTACCGATCGATTTACAGGAGCAAATACTTCAACTGCTGGGTTACGACTCAGTAAATTGGAGGCGACTGTTAAATATAGGTTGGCACTGGCGTGGCGAACAGATAAAATACTCTGTTGGACAACCAATGGGTGCCTATTCTTCTTGGGCTATGCTCGCATTAACTCACCATGTCATAGTACGATACGCTGCTTTACAAGCGGGTCTGTCTGGAGTTCCTAACTATGTTGTCCTAGGTGATGATATTGTAATCAATCACGATCGAGTGGCTTCGGAG